GGAGTATATCCGGTGCAGTTTCCTAATGTATAGGTTGTCGGTGGTAGTGGTGGGTAATTTGCCATAATCTTTTTTTTAACAAGGACCAGAATAAGTTATTGATACACCAGCGTCAGAACAACTGAAACTTCCAACACATCCACAAATACTTTCGTAGATAACACCTTGTGTCATTGTGAATGCTTGTGCTGAACCATCACAGAATGTGTATAACAATACTGGATTTGCTGTTATTGATGATGTTGCGTCAACCTCATAATCACCACAAGCACATGGGGTTGCTGATGGGGTAGGTGTTGGTGTTGGTGTGGTTTGAATACAAGGTGAATCATAAGCAACAATTAAATTACCTTCAATACTATATGTTCCTGAATTACATACACAAACAAAGAATGTCTCAAAAGGATTTAATACCAATTGTTGTTCAATATTACTACAATCTCTGTAAGTGAATATACCCTGTGCTTCCAATGATGCGTTAGTAACCTCATAAGTCAAACAAGCACAACTAACAGGTGTTGATGACGGGGTTGGTGTCGGTGTTGGGGTTGGTTGAATTGGTGATGTTGAACCTGTGAACTTACCAAACAATTGAACTGTATATTGTGCTGTGTTTGCAGGAATAATGTCTTGTAGATTTACAGGACCTGCTCCAACATAAAGTGTGTTAAAGTTTGTATTCCCTGATGGAATAACATAAGGTAATGCTTGATATACTTGGGTACAACTTGTTCTTGGACCACCACCATTTGTTGTGATGTTATCTACTGTAACACCAGTGATAAGTGTGCCTTGGTCATCATAAAAGTTATATTCAACATAATATGGTTCACTGATGGTTGATGAATCCAAATAATAGTTTGTAAAAGCAAGGGTATAATATTCTGTTTCCTGTATGTTTCTTATACGGGGTGAGTTAGTTAAGAATAATCCTGATGTTGTTGGGTTGGTGGTTGTTGGTGAACCAGACAATACAAATGGACCCATGTTAAAGTCCTGTTGTGTTGCCCTACCATTTACACCCATCGTTGATTTAAACACTTTCTTTAATGGTGAAGATACACCAGGATTACCTTCAACCAATCCATTACCAGTGAATGCAGTTACAGCACCAAGTTCAGTTGAAGCATATTCATATCCAAAATAAACTTGATAATTGATTGTCTCCTTTTGTGAAGGACGGCTAAATGGGAATGTTTGGTGTTGATAGATTTCAGTTGTATTCCAATAGGCAATTGGATTATTCAGACAATATGTCTTTAATACCCTTGATACATCAACAATACCCCTACCATAAGGGTTTGGTGTTGCCTTTGCACTGAACTCCAAACTACCATCAACATACACATCATAGGTGTACCTGAATTGATAGGTATTTGTTGTATCAGCACTGATTGTATAAAACAACCCATTGGTTAAAACAGGTTGAAATGATGGTGGTTGTTGTAATACTGTTATGCTCATTATAGTTTAATGTTAATTCCTGTATCTTGGAAATATAGTTTAAGTGATTCATCAAGTAGGTCAGATATGTATTGTCCTGCCGCATCACCCAATTTTGTTGTTATTTCGTCAATAACATTGTTTATTGCTTTATTCACAAAATCAGTTTTGTAATAACCATACTTTGCGATTGAACGGGCTCTTAAAAAGTTTAATGTCTTTCTTGGTATAAACTTTCCTTCTTTGTCCCTAATCCCACTCATACCAGGTTTAACAACACTCCATCTATCAATTGCCGATAATGGTGGATATCTACCAGGTCTTCTGCCTTGGTCCACCCATACCCAATAGTCAGGCATTTCAACAACCAATTCTGGTTTCCCTGAATCAAGGTCATCTTTCCAAAATACATCAATGTTATTTATTAAATTACCTGATGCAATTGGTGGGGATTTTGGTGTTGGATAATTCCCTGATATTGGTTTTTTTCTTCCACCATAAGTTTTAGCATCTCTTGGAACCCTTAATTGTTTTTGTAAGGCGTCCTTGATTATCTTTGGTATTTCTAAAAACAGGTTATTATCCATAATAATCACAAGCGTTAATATCTGTTCTTATGATTACCTCCATATCAATTGTTATTCCTCCACAATAATCATTGAAACGCTCTAAAAAAGGTAAACCAGTAAGTGGTAAATTACAATCCATATAGTTCCACAATGGTGGGTCTTGGTTCATACCCCTACGGATATAAGACATAAACCTTCTTGCTTGAATATCCATATCACTTATTACATCAATCTCATTTGACATATCATCATTGATTCTATCAGCAAAGATTAACTGCATTGTATAGGTGATTATATTCTCATCATAACTGATGTTCTGTGGGGTTACAAACATAAATGGATATGTTGGTGTCATCCCTGATTCAGTCATACCGAACATAACAACATTACCATGTCCAAATGAGTTTAACCCAATTCCTTCTTGGGATATTTGATAATCCTGAAATAACTGAATTATCTTGTGGTATGATACATATTCTTCCATTATTTAGTTTGTTTTTCTAATTTCTTTAATTCTTCTTTCTGCTTTAGAAATCTTTCTTTCATCAAAGCAGAAATGTTTAAACATAAGTATAAAGACAGGTTATCTATCTGCTCCATCTTTGTTATATCCTCCGTGGCTAATTGGTAGGTGAGATTAAAATAGAATCTAATGGTAGTTTCTTTTTTACCCATTTTGGGAGTATCTCCCACCCCTTCATTATCATCTGGTTCATTTTGTTCTTCATAATCAAAGAACTCTCTAAACTGCTGATATATAGATTCCCTGTAATGAAAAAAAAAACACTTGCACCGAACCAATAGTTCACAGGTAAGGTAAGAAACTCATTTGCTCTATCTTCAATATCGTCTGCCTTATATGGTTTGATTGTGTATTTCCCCTTCTTCTTATCAATCACGGGACGATACAATACCGCCATTAGGTAATGGATATTTTCTTCAATCTTGTCTGATGCGAACACCTCCAAATCTACCCAACCACCCCAAGCAAGTTTTGTCCAATCATTTTCCAATCCATACTCAATCCCATTGTGTGTGAATATGTTTTGTAATTCATCTTTCATTGAATTATTTGTAATCTGTGAGGTAATGTACTCCTGAACAAAATTGACTTGTTCTAATGGTAAATCCTTCAACTGGTTGACTGGTATATCGGTGTATAATGATAATGTTTCTACCGAACTATTTTGGTATTTTTCTTCATTACTTTTTAACCTTTGGTATTGTTGAATTGTAAGGTGTGGTTTAACCTGAACAATCTTATCTTCAATTTCTAATTCTATCATATTACTGTTATCTTTCTATTGCCTTTATTGATGGTTGATTCTAATACATACCTGATGCTATCAATCGTGTGATTATTATCATCTTCAGGTGTATCAAGAAGGTTTCCATCTTTATCTTCTTTAAATCTATAAGAACCAAATTCACTAATGATATTCTTTGAAGAACCTTCAATAAAGATATGGTGTCTTCTTATTAAATCAATTCCGTGAAGGATGGATTTCTTATTTACTGGCTTTGCATTCCATCTATTTCTTTTTAAATCTTCAATATTCTGTGGGGATGCACTATCACACCAGATTGTATCTGTTTTATCTATTCCAAGTCCATCTAACTTATGAACAATATCTGGCATGGTCATACTCTTAACATACATGAGTTCCTTGAAATAAAGGTTGTCTTCATCTTTATAGACCTCAACAAATGCTGTGGGTGAATTATATCCAAAGTCCATTCCCCTACCAAGTAGTTTTAATCCTTCAGGTATATGTTCAATGGTGTTGTACTTGGTGAATACCAATTGGGTTGCAAGTCCCTTCTCACCCATATTGTAGATTCGGTATAAGTTTTCATCTTTGTCTTTAAGTGATTCAAGTTCCTTGATAATGTTTTTATCCACAAATGGATTATCCCTCCATGTAGTTTTAAAGTAATAACAATCATCCCTGTCCTGTAAGTCATATACCCAAGATGATAATTCTGATGGGTTTAAATCACAAATGATTTTATCTGCTGTTCTAAAGATTAACTGGTTCCAATCTTCAATCTTTAATTCATTGGATTCGTTACAATATAAATAATCCCTTTTAACCCCTCTAATCTTCTGTGGTTCATCAACACTCATCCAGTTGATTATGTTTGAACCTAACTCATAATAACCCTCTTGTTTGTGTAATTTGGTTGGGTCATACATCTCAAACATTTCCAATACCTGAATTAAATCCTTTAATACAGAGTTCTTCAATGATGGTAATGTTTTTCTGACAATTGATAATGTTTTGTTTTCCTCTTGAAGTAATTTATACACCCAATAGATTAGGATATTAAATGTCTTACCTGAACGAGAACCCCCTTGTGCAACCACAATCCTTTTACCAAGTTCATCTGACTTTAATAATTCCTCAAATACTATTGTTGTGGATATCTTCATAAGTTGTCTATAACTTTATCAAACCATTTATCAAGGTCGTAGTATCTTGAATTACTACCCTTATCACCATAATCAATTCCATTATCATTTGTTTTACCACCACCAAAATTACCACCCCCATATTGTTTAATGTTTGCATTTGGATTATATCCAGTTTTAGTAACACTACCATCATTTAACATATCATCACATACCAGTAAGTTTGGTGTGAATCTACCTTGAGTATTATATTCTTTAACATCGGGGTTTTCCCATGTTGTACCCAAGTCATAAACCCAATCTTTCTTTTCTCTTATTCTTGGTCTATCAAAGTTGATGGTTTCTTTATCACTATCAACAAATGGAATCCTTGTATCATCCAACCAACAAATCCCTTTACTGTATTTCATATATAACTTTATCAAACCATTTATCCAAGTCATAATACCTTGATGATGAACCACTATCACCAATTCCTACTCCGTGTGCTTGGGGACTATTACCAAATAAAGAACCAGTATGTTCTGTTGGTTTATAGGTTCTTTTACTTTGTTTTGTAATAACACCATCATTTAACATATCATCACATACCAGTAGATTTGGTGTGAATCTACCTTTCACATCAATCTCATTTAATGAACTTTGGAACTTGGTAATAGAACCTTCACTAATCTGTCCTTTTTCAGGCATCTTATAGTTTCCCTCTAATCTGTATTTTGGATTAGTGGCGGGGTTCTGTGTATCCTCAAATGGGATTTTACAATCACCTATCCAACAAATACCTTTTGAGTATCTCATAAGTCCAACTTTGTCTGTGTGTCTTTTGTTTCCTTAAAGAACTTAACTAATGATTCCCTTGAAACAGATAATCTTTCCTCACATATATCAAAGTATTCTTTTTCCCTTTCCACTCCGATAAAGTTTCTGTTGATAAGTTTTGATGCTATACCAGTCGTTCCACTACCCAAAAACGGGTCTAATACCCAATCCCCCTCCCTTGTGAATAAGGTGATGATGTAGGACATCAACTTAACAGGTTTAATGGTTGGGTGTATTGTCTTATCAGTTCCTAACATCTTTTCCTTCTTTGCTGGTTTTGGAACTTGAATAAATGGATAAGTCATTTTGATATTATCAGGTAATGCCTCAAAGTTTAATACATTATCAATATAACTTTTTGACCCGTGTGGTTTCATACCAATAATGATATGTTCCACGGCAGGTTTTGGTTGGAAACCTAATTTAGAACCTTCATACTTTTTGGCCAGGTCTGTTGCTGGTTCTGTAATATCAACCTCATCACTACCTGTACCCCAACCTTCTTTTGTAAATGCCTTACCAATACCACTAACCTTTTTACCGATGATATTACCATATACCTTTTCTACTTTGGATATATCTAAATCAAGTATTTCTATAAGTTGATTAACTTGTTCTATTGTTGGATAGTTTGTTCCACTTTCCCAATTCCATACACAACCAGTTACTCCACCAGTTTTACTTGGAAAATGTATTGCTACATCGTTGAGTGATAGTCCTTTTATTTCACGGGCTTCTTTTAACATAACCCCCAAATCCTTAACATAAGTTCCACCCCTTTTATCAATCATTTTACTTGTATCTGACGCTTTTGGAAACCCACTATGATAAGTCCACATAATAGGACTGAAACTCATATCAAACCCCGCATCTTCCAAGTCCTTAATCATACGATACAAGACATCACTACGGGGACTACTCATCACCGCAATAAATGAACCAGGTTTTAATACCCTGTAACACTCACTCCAAATGTCTGTTGGAGGTAAAACTTTATCCCACGATTTACCCATAAACTCAATTCCGTATGGTGGGTCTGTGGCTAACATATCCACACTATTATCTTTTAATTCTTTTAGTACATCAGCACTATCTCCATTGTATAAATGTTGTTCTATCATAATTTTTGTTCTAATCTTTCTTTACTAAACTCTGCGTATTTTTCATTTAACTCAAACCCAATGTATTGTCTGTTGTTACACCCCAATCCTGTGGTGCCTATTCCACTGAATACATCAAGGACTACATCACCTTCATCTGTTAGTAAATTGATGAAATATGTGGGTAATTCTTTATGATATGGTGCGGGGTGTCTAATGGTATTATCCCTTGATTGTCCTGCTGTTGGAAACCTGAATACATTATCAGGTCTAACTAATTCAGGGACTACTCTTGTTACAAACTCATCACAACTTGACCCCGTTGAATCAACCTGTTTATTTGTCTTTCTTATCTTAACTATTGGTCTTTTTCCATCAGCGGGTTCTTGTAATACCCTATCCATATAGAACTTTAACTCCTTTTGGTTTTTAACAAAATGGAATATAAACTCTGTATTGTTTCTAAACCTTTTCTTTGAACCATTTGGTATTCCGTTCATCTTATGCCAGATGTAGGTATCATAAAACTTTAAGTTGGTTTCCTTTTGACTGCGGTATATCAATTCATAGATAAAGGGGTTTCTTAACCCATTGGAACAATTATCATTTATGTTAAGAATAAATGAACCTGATGGTTTAAGAACCCTATGTATTTCATTGAATAAGGGTAATATCCAATCCACATATTCATTTGATTTCTTAATGGATATGTTCTTTCCGTAATTAACAATATCAGCATAGGGTGGTGATGTGATAACCAAGTCCACACTATTGTCTTCCAATGTCTTTATTAACTCAAAACAATCACCCGTTAGTATCATTGTCAGTTCCCATTTCTTTTCTTATGATTTCAATCTGTATTGGATTCTTTGTAGGTTCCAACTTTTCCCCTTGTGTAGTTACATCAATGTGTCTTTCTGATTTCCAATTCTGTTTGAACTTGTTTGTCATTATCACCTGCCATAATTTGGTATTAAACCCCGCACCTTCATTTTCTACCATTGAATATCTTGCCATTTCAAACCAAAAGTTTTCACATAGTTTTTGGTACTCTAGAAACGCTTCGGAATATTTTTTATTTCTTTTCAGTAAAGCGTGATGTCCATCCCAACTTATCCCCAATTCAATTAGGAATTGAGTGATGTGTTTTCCTTCCCTACCACAATCAATCATCATCTTGTACCACTCGGGGTTCATTGTCTTTTCCAATCTTGGTCTACCTACTGGGTTTTTGATTGGTTCGTTATCTTCGGGTATATTTGACATTATATAACTCAATTGCTGTTTTAATCTGATTTATTGCATCACCTATGTTTGGTGTAGCACTTGAATTGGGGTATAGGGTTGCATAGGCCCCCATAATTTCAATCTTATCCAAGTCATTGAGGTCTTCTATCATCTTCTGTGAGATAATTGAATTAAAGACATTTTTACCCACTTGAATA